CATGTCACACCTCCGTCATGTGATTACGTCCCATTTCCGTACTTCATCTTTCACATCGTCGATGAAGCTGTTTCCGCCAAGGGCCTTGTACGCGGCGTATTCCATCAGGAAGTTTTCCTTCTCATATTGCCGGATGGTGTCTTCCTCCCTGTGCCGGTAGTACGTTCGCAGCATGTCCGAGCGGAGCATGCACTGTTCCGCTTTCTTCAATGCTTTGGTCCCGAAGAGAAATTCCCGGACCGGTTTCAGGACCAGGGCGAGAAACGCCACGATTCCCATAAGATCCTTTGCGACATCCGCCGCAGTAGCAAGCCATTCCATGACGGCCACCTCCATAAAGAAGACCCGCTCCTCTCCGGAACGGGTCAGATATTGATATTCGATTCTTTCACGGTCTGTCGGAATCTCCGATTGCCGCATCATAGTCCGTTTCCAGCATGTACAGCTTGTCTGCTGTTTCGTCGGAAAGGGCGTCCACTTCCTGGATCTGGGTGACAAGCTCCTTGATGACCGCCGCCTGCCGGGCGATGATGTCGCAGAGAGATTCAAAAATCTGTAGGTCTGTCATGTTCTGGCTTTACCTCTCAGCGATCAGTTCACAGGCACGTAGGGTTCGCCTGTGATCTGCTCATACTCCGCCTCGGTGATTCCGGTCTTCGGAACGCCGACCAGAGCGTAGACCTGCTCTTTGGTCCAAAGGCCCCTGTCATAATTCCGCTTCACCATCAGGTAGTTCTTACTGTGCATGGCCATGATTACGCCTCCAGTTCCACGCCGGTCATAGCGGCGATGTACTCGATGTCCGCCTGCAGCTGGGCAAGGTTCTTCTGCTTCGGGGCCGTCCACTCGGCGGCATAGTCGAACCAGTCCTCAAAGGCCTCCTCGATTTCCTCTGCCGTCGGGGCCTCATCTGACGGGCAGGCCATGAACGCCTCCTCGCACTCCCAGTGGGTGCCGGTCATTCCCTCTTCGGTGTCTTCCACTTCCCTGTGATCCGTCCGGAGATAGATCTGCGTGACCTCTTTTCCGGGAAGGATCTCAATGTCCCGCTGCTTCTCTGCGGATGTGCTCACGCTGCGCATGACAAATTCCTCCTCGCTTCGTTTGAAATGATGCTTGATGCCTTTTTCTGGATCTCCAAAATCTGTATCACCGTTCCCTTTTCGGCTCCCTTCTCCTTCGCGGTCTCAAAGTGGCGGATCCTTGCCGCCTTGAAGAACCCGTAATAAGCCGACACTCTGGTCTGCATCTTCAGCCGGTTGTCTCCCCTGGCCGAGCGGACAAACGCCCGCCTCGCCCGGATGAACACCCTCGGTCTGATCTTGATCCGGCCTTTTGCCGTGACCACATAGCCCATCATGTCGATGCCGCAGTCTGTGTGCTTCCGGACGTGCCAGTCCGGTTTCACCGTGAGGCCGAATTCCTTCAGCATGAATTTGATCATCTTCCGGACAGCCATCACCAGATTGCGACGGTCCACGCCGGTGAGCAGAATGTCATCCATGTAGAACAGGGCGCAGCTCACAAGCTTCATTCGCTTGCCTCGCCGCTCCTTGCACAGGCTCATGACATACCGGTAGGCGTAGGACAGGAAATAGTTGCACAGGAACTGACTGAGGAGACTGCCGATCACCAGGCCGTCACCGTGCATCTGCAGAAGAGCGTCCACAAACCACAGCAGCAGGGCATTCTTTCCAATATCCCGCTGCAGCCAGCGCATGGCCATCTCCCGCTTCAGGCTCTGAAAGCATTTCCGGACGTCAAGCTTGACGAAATACTTCGTCTTGCCCTTCTTCGTCCATTTCTGGATGGCCTTCACGCCCTTCAGCTGGCCACGGCCCTTGATGCTGGCGTACTGGTGATACTCATACTTCGCGTCCCACAGCTCCTTCATGCAGCCGACGGCCACATGTTCCATGATCTGCTGCATGACGCTTTCCACGCCGATGACCCTGGTCTTCTTGCTCAGTCCGTCCGTGCGTGTGGAATACCGGATCGGGTTCAGCTGCAGATCCTTCTGCCGGATCCGAAGGGAGATGTCCCGGGAGATGTTCCGCACCGCCCGTTTCATGTCCGGATAAAGTCCGTATCCATGCCGGGCGTTTTCCCGGATCTCCCGATCCGTCAGGTCGCAGTACCGTGAAACGAAATCACTGTAGTCCTTCCGCTTCAGCTTCGGCCTGATGCAGTCCCACACAAAGGGTTCGATGGTTTTGACATCAGAAGGGTCGATATTTCTGCAGTATGTTTTCATATCGTCCTCTCCTGACGGCTCAGTCTTTTTGAATCTCAGGGCCTTTCGGTTCCATCTACTAAGCCCGACCATGCGCAGATATCCCGCATGGCCCCGGGGAGCAGCTTCAATTTCAGGGGCTGTCCCCGGTGCCGGAACGACACATTTTCGCCGCAGCGAGGGACTGACCATGCGCGGGGCTTCCGCCCCTTTTTGTGTGTCACTCAATCCATAAATGCGCCCGCCGATGTTCCAGTTCGCGTTCCCGAGCCCGTTGTTCCTCAGTACCCTGTGTTTCCGCAGGGAGTAGACTGTATCATCATCTCAGAGAGATGCTCCTTGTCAGTCGTTCGGGCGTTCTGCTCTGCAGTTGACGCCACGGGATTGCCTTGCCTCTTTCGAGGTTTAGGGTTCCCCCGTTATTCGGAGTTCAATCGCACGTCGCCGTGCGAAGGGGCAATTGCTTACCGTTCCCGCACGAGAGGCCGGCGTTCGTCAAACCGTTGTTCAGGTTGCCGAAGCGCAGCCACCACAGGCCACCAGCGGATGCATGATCAATCCCCACCGGCCCGAAGGCCGGATTTTGTCAAATTTTCGCGACCGGCTGACGCCGGTTTTGGTTAGGGGGCGTTGCCCCCTCTTTCAGTCGTCCGCTTAGGCGGCCGCCTGAAATTCACCCCTGTTTCCGGTTACGGAAAGGCGCCCGCCGATGTGCCAGTACGCGAGCCCGAGCCCGGCGTTACCGCGCCCGCACGAGAGGCCGGCGAACGTCAAACCGCAGCTCAGGTTACCGAAGCGCAGCCACTCTCGGAGGCCGGTTGCGCCGATCGCCTCCTCATAGAAACCGTCTCTGGTTCCCGTGGACGAACTGGCTCCCGTCACGGACGGGATCAGGACTTCCGGAAGGTTGCTGTCAAAGCCCATCCGTTTGGCCCATGTCCATCCGTCAGTTGCCGGTCTCGGCACACCGTACCCGGCAGTGATGTAGTTGGCCGTCACCGAGGTTGCCAGCTTCGTGGCGTCCCTGCAGACCTTGGCCACCTGGCACTCCACGCCGTCAATCTCCGCGACGTCCAGAATCGTATCGCCCATGACCTCGTAGCAGCCGACCATGTATTCGATGCCTTGGATCTTGACCGGGTACTTGTCAGAAGCCGGATTGATGCCGCCGTCATTGCCAAGAACGTTGTCGGTGCTGCCGGTCCACCACTCGATGGTGGAGAGCCACTGTTCCGTTGTCGTGTCGAAGGTCACGCCGCCGTTGTCCACATACACGGCTCCGTAGGTCGTGCCGTCAATCTCCACGTTCTCGATCTTGGTGATCTTGCAGCGGTCAACGACATTGCTCTGCGCACGTTTGGACGCCGCCAGAACCACCACACTGCCGACGACGAGGTTCGCCGCCTGCGCCGTGGTGAGGAGGATGCGCTCCACGCCGGTCTCAGCCAGGGCGGGCTGATACTCATAGTTGTAGTTGTTGCAGCCGTGCATGACCCGGTCGGAATCCAGCTGCGCGTACTTCAGCCACAGCATGATCTTCATGAAGGCGTCATCCGCGCTCGTTCCGCCGCAGTACCGGTTGCCCCACTGATTGTGTACGCCGGTGAGCTGGGTGTTGTGGCTGACGTTCCAGACTTTGGTCTTCACGCCGCTGCAGCAGGACCAGTTGTCACCGAATCCGTACTTGCCGTGAACCACCCAGGTCCGGACCGTGCCGTCCAGATCCACCGCTTCCGGCAGAGGATGGAATCCCGGCATCCCGATGTTGTCGGTGTAGTCGATGCCCCATCCGGAGGAATCATCCACGAACTTCACCCAGCCGGTCATCTGCAGAACGCCGACGATTCGGCTCTTGTTGTACCGCTCAAAGCCTCCGGCGATGCCGTCAATGGCCGTGATGTGCGGTTTGCCGTCCTCATCCAGATAGACGTTGCAGTCCATCGGGGCGAAGAGCGGAATCCCGGCGAAGTCATCCTGCCCCGCCACAGTTTCCGTAGAAGGAACACAGGTCTTGCCCACGCAGTCGCCGGTTCTGGTGCCGTCAGAGCTCATGCTCTCGCCCTCCACCGGCTGATTGAAGCGGACGCCTCCGTAGAATCCCGTCCGGGTCAGGGTGTACCACTTGTCGCAGCGGGCATTG